CGAATACTGTCCAGTCGCGCAAGATGTTGTCGTCAGCTAACAACCGGACATGATAGGCCTCGCGATCTTCAACCATGAGTTGATCAACCCCATCAACCCACCCAAGGTCTAGGCGCGAACGTCGGATCCAATTGAGGTGAATATCTCCATTTGCCTCACGTCGTGCGCGGCCATGGACAGGCGCCAAAGGTGTTATCGCCCGTCCAGTGGCCACAGCCGTCGCAACAACCGGGTTGATGTCACCAAGACCTTGCGCCTCAACTGTTATCGTCTGGCCAATGTGATAGTCTGTTGCCGCAATTATCCGTGTGGAGGCAGGGTCCATCCAAACGATCCGGGAACCAGCCGCATGCGCCGGCGCCGACAGTTGATCCGAAAAACAAGCGCGCGCGAAACGGGACAGGCGATATCGTTTGGCGCCCAACGCAGCCACCCGGCCGACGCGGATAAATTCACCGCCCATATGAAAGACCGGAGCGTCCGATGCCAGAGGGTGCGTGTCACGATTGGCAAGCAACATCGATCCATTGAGCAATTCGATCTCGAGAGATGACACCTCATCAATCAATAATGCACTATGTGATCCAAGCGCGTTCTGCGTTGTCCCGATCACAGCCTGTGGCGCAGTTCCGCCAATATCGAACAGCTGGCCCTCATTTTGGATTGAGAGAGCGGCACGCTTCCAGCCCGCCTCCGTCCCCCCGGCAAAGACCGCCAAAACCGCTTGGTTTGTATCGCGCTCGGCAATCAGCGGGCAGTCAATAATGGCAATTCGGGTCTCGCCAATTGACTGATCTACGGACGGAATGTGGCGGCCCGGGGTAGCTATCATCTGATCGAGCGGTACTGGCCCAGCCGCCATTCGCGCCTTAATGTGCGCCGTGCCAAATCCATGTTCGATTTCGTCGATCTGCCATTTTTTCCCGTCGGCGGAGAGGAAGCAATCGCCAGGCTGCAGCAATATGGCAGAGGTTATGACCGTTGCGGTGAGCGTGCCCCGTGCGTAGCGCGCATGTCCCGCTTTCAACTCAACCAAGCGCTTGGCCGTGGATGCACCGAGGACGGCAGGCAACTCCAACCTGGCTTCGCCACGTCCGCCAGATTTGCTGATGCTGTGTTGAACGCCAGCCTGATAATCACGATCCGGATCATAATAACGCAGCGAGACCGTGCCGGGAATTTGTCCGGCAGGTGCTATCCGGTGATTGGGCGGGTCCAATTTGCGCCTATCTTCTTCGACAGCGACGACAATTTGGGTTGGTTGGTCAGGGTTCGCGCCGACGTCGCGGGCGACAAGGTTGCCGTCCCGCGTGATGAGCTCGACTGGAAAGGCATCCAATATCGGCGCAATCGCCTCTCGCATATTCGCTCCGCCCGCGGCAAAACCAACGATGGAGTGCGTGCTTTCCGCCGAGAGGTCGCCATCCGATAGCGAATGAAACAATGCTGGCAGCGACAATGGCCCGTCGCGTTCGAACACCTCAAAGGTGAAAGATGGAATGCGGTTGCCAAAATCGGCCAGCTGCAAATCTTCAAACACGGCATAGGCCATGTCGCGGTGCGCGGGACATTGACCAACAGCTTCAGCAGATGCGAGCAATGGGTCAGGCTGCTGATCGCCATGGCCCGTATAGAAACGCAATTGGGTGTCTATTTTTAATGCGCCGTCAGACCCGCAGACCAAATTGCCATCCGCCCATATTCTGCCCAATCGGGCTACTGGCAGGCTTGACACCGCGACCGCTAGGCTGACCCTATAGGCATAGTTGACCGTCGAAGCGCGCCCCTTACCTCCGCCACTTTTTGCGCGATCTTCGATCAGGTCGGTTGCCCAAATCACCGTTCCTGCAACACGCATCGCGCCAAATATAGCGGGAATTTGCGTGCCGTAGCTCGATGTTTGGACGGCCAGCTCCTTCAGCCGGCTTCCTTCACGCGCGGCAGGCGCGAATAATGCCCCGTCGATTTTCTGCCCCAGCGCAGCGCCAATCGCGCCGCCGATCGGCCCGCCAAAGGCAGAACCAACAGCCGTTAAAACAAGCGTTGCCATGTCAGTCTCCGGTAAGGCGCCATTGCGCGATTGTTGGCCACGGCAGCGGCAAGGGCGTTGCGACTACGCGGCCTAGACCCATATGCGCATGCACCGCGCCTGCATGTGTCACGACAGCAAGGTGAATTTGCCGGACGCCCGGTTCCAGCAAGAAAATGTCTCCGGCAACCACTGAACCGTCCGAAACCCGCGAGAAATGCCGCCCGTCAAAATATGCATAGGCGCGCTCGATATGTTGACCGCGTAGCCGATAGTCGGTGGGCACAGCCGCGTCTTTGCCCACAGCAGAAAGGCACAGTCCGGCCAAACCAACACAATCGAGCCCTGCGTCTGCCGAACGCCCATGCAGCAAAAACGGAACGCCAAGCAAATCGAGCGCGGTTTGCGCAACCTTGGCTTGCTGCCCCGTGACGGCCGGCGCGATCCTAATTTGCACCGGGGTACCGCGTCAGCAAATCATTTCCCGGCAGATAGGGCTCGCCACGGAAATTGATGCCGTTGCCAAACCGCGTTGCGCAGGTCGTCATCAGCTTGTCGCAACCTTCGATCACTTGTATCATGTCACCCGCATGAACCGGCGCCTGTGGCATCGTCTGCAGTTCCAACACCGCCGTGTCATTGTCCACGATGCTAAATTCCAGCCCCGCATTTGGACCCGTCAGCCAACGCACGCTTCCATATGCCAATTGGCCGGGGGTAAATGGCACACCGCCGTTCACCGAAATCTCATAGCCTTGGACATGCGATATGGTCGCCAAATGACGAAAGCGTTCGCGGCTTAGCCCGCAGGCTGCATCGCAAAATTGCGCGCGGCACGAAGGCGTGGTTTGGGACGCCACAGCTTTATCAAGACGCGATTGGATGCCCAATAGTTCGGCGGCAAATGCATCATCCGCAAAGGAAACCGCACCCAGTTCGCCAGACGCCAACACGCGCTTTCCACGTGCGGGCGCTAACCAGTCAAAAAGAAATATCTCCAAATATGCGCCGTCCCATCGGCCAGCCATCAAATCATCCTGCCGGATCAAGTCCGACGTCAGTGCGCCGGAGACATCCAATCCGTCATTCTCCAACCCAACGCTTTGCACGACCGTCGTGGGCTGCATCCCGGGGCTGGATTTCAGCAAAATGCCGTCATGCAGCACATCGGCATCATGCGAGGTAAAACCCACGGTGACGCCATCGGTCCGTTCCAACCGCCAGCCATAAGCGACCGTGATAAGCGGCCCATCCATCCAGGCGTCCATCAGGTGGCTTCCCGAATTTCAACCAATGCTATCGTCGGCATATCGCCCGCGCCAAAGGTTGCCCGCGCAAAATCCAGCCGGTCCGTTGCAAAGCGCACAGGCACATCAAAACGGAAACCCGCCGTGATAACGGCACCCAGTGCAGGCGCAGTTTGAAATTCGATTATTCCGCCAGCATTCAGCGACCAACCTGTTGCCGCCACGTTGTTTACCGCAACCGTCACAGACGTCGGCACGGGCCGGGTAATGCGCCTTATCTGACCGTCGGCGCCATAGGTTTTGATGAGCGGAAATGCGGTGCGCACGGCGTCGCCTGTTCCCAAGATTTGATCCAATTTGTCGGGCGCACCAGTCATCACATGCGAACTGTTGTCGAACGGATCGGTAAAGCGAAATCCGACCGCTGGCCCATGCCGCGCCCGAAAGAACGCAAGCAAGATGCCAAGATCATTTTCGGACCGAACACCCGGACTGACATCATAGCTTAATCGCGCATTTTCCCAGCTGCTGTTGCGGCGTTCATGCCCCGATAGGGTGGTGACAATATTGGTCGAAAACTCCGCCGTCACTTCCGCCTCGCGGCCAATGTCCAGCGGGAAAAGCACGTCATCAAATTCCTGCACAGCCGCATCCTCCGTTCCAATTTCGAAATAGGTAAATCCGTCCCGGGCCACCTGCGGCAGCGCCAGATAAAGGTATCCGCCGTGCCCCGTGCCCTGCTCTCGCGCGTGGCAATTTCAATGTCCCTCCACTGCGCCTTGTCTTGAGGGCGCAGAACGAAGCCGCTAAAATAATGCTGCGCGCCAACGGGGTAGCCAAGGCGCTCAGCCATCAGCGGAACCGCCCGCCGCGTGGCGCCGTGGTTGCCCGATGTGACCCAGTCATAATCTTCCAGCTGAAGCACATCGAACGCGGGCGCGGACCATTCCAATGGAACATTGGCACGCACGGCTTCGGGTGCGGACGGATCAAGAACCGTTGGCAGATAGACCAACAATAATGTCTCTATGCCAGCCGATCCTGCCTCATCCGTCGCAGCCGCGCAGATGGACGCAGTGGACGCCGCGAGTATCGCGCCTGCCCGGTCCAGCATGGCCTTTTGCGCCGGCGACTTTGAACCCTTTATGTCCGATATGCTGACCGACAATGTTCCAAATGCAGCAGTCGCAGCCGCATCATACAGGCAGATGCGGCCGTCGGGCATGATCCACCACCATGGCTCGCCAATCTGAAACTTCACCGGCAGTCCGGCTTCTTTCAAGATGAATACAAAGGCCCGCGCGACCGCCTTGAGATAGTTCATCGCCCCAATATGCGCAGGCGACAGCAACGTGGATGGCGGGACCCATCCGGTTAGTGCGCGGTCACCATTTTCCGCCCGTTGTTTCCAATCATTCCAGCAATGCGCATCGAACAATTCATAACTGAGCGAGAAAATCAGATCGAAACCCCACAACTTTGCCTGTGCCGCAAAATTTCGGTGCCACGCCCGGCAGGGCGCGTTGAGCGCACCACCTGCCAAGCTGACATAATGTCCGTTACCTAATGGCTCGAGCCGGAAATAATGGCTCATGCCGACATAATGATTGATCGTTTGCCGGTAACCAAGCGCATGGATTTGGCGCACCAGCCGCGCAGGGGTCTGGTTATAGGCATCGTCATATCCGGTTGCCATTTTCAGGTCATGCTCGGGTATCATGACATCGCCGGTGTCCAGCATGACGCCAGCCCCGTCGCATCTAATCCCCGTCAATTCCACCCACGCTTCAACAGGCGCAGGCAAATTGCTCGGCAAGCCGGTATATCCCGGCGGGATGAGCGATATGAAAATCTGGTCAATGTCGCCTGCAAAGACTGGGTCTGCCTCTTGTGGCAAAAGAAACCCGCCCTCAAGGTTGCTGAAGTCAAGCATGATTTCGGCATCTTCCGGCGTGCCAACGGCGTAATTCCAAAGACGGATGTACCAGCTTTTGGCCACGCCTGTTGCATCGCGACCGTTGATGGTGAGCGTTGGGCCGTTGACGGCATCAAGCGGCATGATACCCGCCGACCGCCACCGGAATTTCATCGTCAACCGGCGGTAATCGCGGTTGGTTTCATAGGCCAATAAGGGGTGATCCCAATGATCGGCGCTGTCCCAGATCAATCCGGCCAGATCATCGCTGCGATAAAATATGGCGTCCGCACGCAAAGATTCCGGTTCCGTCGTGACCACAGATGCCATCATCGGGCGCGGGAAATTGACCGTCCAGAAACGTGGATCAAAGCGCATGACGGGCACAGATTTCTGCTGCCGTCTTTGGTCGCAAAGCCAATATGCCATGGTTCAATCCCGCGCCAACGCTTGCCGAACCGCGCGCGCCACATGCCGCGAAGATCGCTCAAGTGCTGCAGGCGCGCTGCCCTTGCCCGAATCCGACACGTTGATGGTCAGCCGCACGTGCGTTGGCGCACCGGCAGCCCCACCCGTTTCGATACGCCCGCTGGTCGTTGGAACGAACAGCTCTGGCCCGCGCTCACCCACGCGGTACGCCCTGCCTGGCGACACTGGACCGCCCGTCGCACGTCCCGGTGCGCCAAGTGCAGCGCCCAAAAATGTACCCAATGACGCAAGCAAGCCGCCACCGCCAGATGCACCGCCATTCATGTTATTGAGCCCTGCCTGTATCGCAGATCTGGCAATTTCCGAAAGCACGGACAGCGCAACCCTGCGCAAATCTTCAAAGCCGAACTTCCCGCGCTGTATGGCACCGGCAAGGCCGCGTTCCAATGCGGAGCCTGCGCGTTCAAGGCCATCGGCAAAGGGGCCGTCAAGTTCAGCACGCATCGTCGCTACGTCGCTTGCAAAGGCGCGGGTATCGGCGCGGACCGATACGACCAGCCTGTCGATTTCTTCGTCCATCATTGGTCTCCGGTCGCTTTATCTGGAAACAGCGACATCAGTTTTTGAATCTCGTTCGGGTCAGGCGGGGCCGCGTCTTGGCCGTCGGCACCCTGCAAAATGCAGAGCAGCTCCGCTGGGGTCGCATTCCAGAATTCGTCCGGACGCCACCCCAATTGTAGCGCGCAGATCGCGCTTAGCCGCAATGCGGTTTCACCAAATGTCATCGCCCGCTTAAAATCTGCCCAAGCAGAATTTTGAGCGCAGGCGTCATCGCCGCAAGACCCGCTTGCGTCAGGCGCTCGCTAAAGTCGGCGCGCGTCACCCCGGCATCGGCGTCAGCTCGGCAATGCCAAAACAGACTGACCATTTCCGATAGCTTCAGTCCCCCCGCAGCCGCACGTTCGACCAAGGCGAAGAGCGGCCCAAGTTCGTCTTCACAGGCCACCAAAGCCGCGAAGGTGGGCCGCAGCAATATATGCCCGCCTTGAACCGCAATCGTCGCCTCACCGCGCAGGGCATTGGCTGGCCGGTTCATAAGGATGTCACCTGACCACTGCTTTCAAGCGCCAGCGTATAGGATCGCTCGCCATTGAAATCGCCGGCATAGTCCAGCCGCGCGACAAGGAATTTGCCACGCAACCGGTCACCGCTTTCAAAGCTCAATTCATAATCGTCGAGCAGGCCGGACAGTGCGTTATTCTTAATCCGCGTCTCTGCGGTCGATCCGGTAAAGACGCCAGCGCCGGAAACCGAAACCGAACGCACGCCCGCGCCCGAAAGCAGCTCGCGCCACGCGCCGCTGCCTTTATGGGTGATGACAACCGGATCGCCATTGATCGACAGTTGCGTGGTGCGTAGCCCCGCAACCGTTGCGTACACAGGCGTCGATGTGCCGTCGCCAACCTTCAACAGGAAGGCGCTTCCTTTTTCTGCAGGCATAAGCCTTTTCCTTTCGAAAATGCCCCGCCAAGCGGCGAGGAGATATGTGATTATGCGCCGTTCGCGGGCGTCAGATCGCGAGCAACCGCACGCGGTACTCAACCAGCCCGGCCCATGGCCCGGCCGGATCGCGCACGACCATCGACCGCAGGAAGACGAGGCTCGCGATGCGCCAATCCGGAAGGTCGCGGGGTATGGCCGAAACGGCGTCCTCGACATGCGACATCAGGTTGGACAAGCGGGTGGTGGACTCGCCATCGTCCCAAACCGTCAACGCCAGCCGGATTTCGCGGCCCGCAATGGTCTTCGTGCTCCAATCGCTGGCGATCCCGTCGTTTATGGCGACATAGGGAAATGCTGCCCGCGGCGGCGGACCGTCATACACGCCCGTCAGCGCATTGGCCAAAACGGGGTGCGCTGTCAGTGCAGCCACTGCGGCTGCCTGAAGCGTGTGCATGGCGCTATTCATCGTCCAAAATTCCTTAATTGGGGGTCATCGAGCATGCGTCGCCGCAGGCTTTTGCCGACAAGGCAGATGCCATCGCCGATGCGCTCCGCATTGACGCCAACGGGGCGTGGTGCCTGCATGAGTTGATCGCAAATGTCGTCAACACGGCCTTCCGCCAATGCAGCGGCCTTTGCTGTGATCCGGTCCGCGTTCACCGAACCTCCTCACAGGTGAGCCGCATCTGTGCTGGCGCAGCGGGATCGCTCAACACCGCGCGCACCGCGAGATATTTGCCGCGCCATGCCAAGCGCGTGGAAAGGCCCACACCTTCACGCTTGCGCATGGTCACTTGCCAGCGCGGCAGGGCCGACAAAGCATCCGCACGGCTTACATCGCCGGGCATTAAGGGCGAGACCGCAACCCATACCTGCCCGTCATAGCGATATTTGCCCGATGCCCCCGCCAGACTGTCACGGTCGCCAAGGCGGGTTTCGATATCCACGCGTTCGCGCAGATTGCCTGCAAATTCGCCGCTCATGCAACGCGCATCCGGCGCCAGGGTTGCAGCAACGCCAAGGCAGCCGCTGGCGGGCCATCGTCGCTGGCGCTGTCGCGATTATTATAAAAATAGCCCGCCAGCCGCAGGAGGCCGAGCCGGAGTGACTCCGGCAAGCTTGCCCAATCGGTCGCCAAACCAGCGGTCATCGATATTTCCACACGCCCGGCACTGCCGGGTTGAAGCACACGGAAATAGGCTTCGCCTTGTGATGACAGTTTCAGCTCCCATGCCGAGCTGGCAAGCGCAAAAGTTGCACCGTCGGCTGGAATGCCCGTCACATTGGTGATCGCATGAACGGGCAGCGTCTGCAAAACCTGCCATCCGCTGCCCGCGGTGACAATTTCGGTTCCCGCGCGGCGCAAAAGGGCCTGGCGGGTAAACTGTTCCGCGTGACCAATCGCCGCGAGGATCGCCGCCGCCAACGCACTGTCGTCCATGTCCGCATCGACACGCAAATAGGCTCGCACCTCGTCCAGCATCACGCTGTCGAGGCCGAGCGGTTCCATGCTCAGCATTTCAATTTCCTTTTAGATAATCCGGCAGCCCATGGCCGTAAGTCCGGCCTTTAATGTGACTGCTGAACCCGCGATTTCGGACCGGAACAGCAATTGAACTTGCCCCGCCGTCGCGCCCACCGAGACGACGAAATTGGCCCTTATCGGGATATTTGTTGCCGCAGCGCGCACACCTGTTGTGGCCCCTGTCGTTACCCCGTCGGCAATTTGTTCGGTACCGGTAAGCGTTGTTGCATTTGACTGATGAACGGCCATGCCAGCCACGGTCCCGGACGGGATATCGAGGGCAACCGCAATGCCGGTTGTGGCTATCGCCGACTGAAAGGTCCCGATAAGCTCAACAAGGTACATGGTGTTGGCCGCAGCGGCGAAAGACAGACCCGTCGCAGCGGCATGTGTGACGGTATTATTGGCAACGTCGGCGGCAAGCTTGATCCACGTCCATGGATCGCCACCGCCTTCACCCTGCTTCGCGGCGGGTTGATGCGTGCTTGCGCTTGTT